ATGGGTAAAGGAAGTTCACCACGTCCATTTACGGACAGAAAAACATTCGAAGAAAATTTCGATAATATTTTTAGGAAAAATAAAAATGAAACCATGGAATCTAACAAGGCAAAACCTGCCATTCCTGATAGAAAAAATAAATAATCTTGATTTTAATAAACGATGGAAAGTAGTCGTATATGAAGAATCAGAAAAAAGAAGTAATGAACAGAATGAAAGATTATGGGGATATTTATATCCTAGCATTGGTAATTATTTAGGATTGACACAAAGAGAAGTTCACAATATGTGTAAATACCAGTTTCTTAGAAGCGAGATGGTTATCAATGACGAGGTAATTACTGTATTAAAAAGCACGACGAAATTATCAGTCAAAGAGTTCACAGATTATATGGAAAAAATTGAAATGTGGGCAGGGCAACAGGGGTGGTCAGGTGAATGAGTTTAAAAGAATTTTATTTAATGATTTTAAGAGAGTTTGCTAATGGCGAACCTTTACCATATAAATTTAAAACTAAATATAAACAAGGAATAACAAAAAGTTTTCCAAATTATGACGATTCTAAATTTTGGACAGCCAGTCAATATTTAGAAATGATTAAAGACATTAAAGAATGGGACGAATTAATAAATGGCGAAAACAAAAGAAGAAAAAAAACATTACGATAAACTTTATGAATTAGGTTGCATTGTTTGCAAAAAAGAGGGTTTGGGGTATACTGAACCTTGTATTCATCATATAAGACATGGTGCTGGTATGGGAATGAAATCTCATTGGAGCAAAGCTATACCATTATGCCCTATGCACCATCAACATGGAGGATACGGAATAGCAATACACGCTGGTGAAAAAGCATTTGAAAGACGTTTTGGCACCGAAGAAGAACTTCTTGAGGAAACTCAAAAATGTTTGAATATGTTCTAGTAATTTACATGACAATGGACACGCCAGAATATGTTGGTCATTTTAAATCTTGCGCCGATGCAAATAATTACGTGGAAGAAAATTATAAAAATGCAAAATATACTACCTGTCTTTATCAGGATTATATAAACTTACCAAAAGATTTAATTAAAAAGGAAATAGAATGGAAATAACCTTTAAAGACCCAAATGTATTAATACCATACAAAAATAATAGCAGAGTTCACAGCGAACATCAAATCAATCAAATAGCAAAATCAATTAAAGAGTTTGGTTTTAGAGTTCCTGTGATTGTTGATGGTGATAATATTTTAGCTGGTCATGGAAGAACTTCGGCGGCTCAAAAATTATCATTAGATAAAATACCTACTATTGATGTATCAGATTTATCTGAAACTCAAAAAAGAGCATTCGTTATTGCTGACAATAAAATTGCAACTAATGCAGATTGGGACGAAGAAATATTAAAACTTGAATTAGATGAGTTAAAATTACTTGATGTTGATTTATCTACGTTAGGATTTGACCCATCAGAATACGAAATAAAAGAAATAGATTATTCAATATTAGATGACGAAGAAGATATTGAAGAAAAAATAGACTCATTAGAACGTGAGACTCGTAGAGCAATAGAAGTTGTATTTGAGGAAGAACATTATCAAGAAGCATTTGAATTGTTCAAGTTCTGGAAACAAGAAGGAGCATATTTAGGTTACATGATTATGCAATTTTTAAAAGATGAAAAAAATAAATTGGATACAGAATGAAAATAATTTTAATGTATTACGATAGATATGATGAAGCAACCACTTCATTAGAGTTAGATAAAATCAATGAACCTCATTATGTTTTATGCCATAACAACAAAGAAAGATTCACCTGTATTGGCAAAACTGGAACTTTAGTTGAAACCAATAAACCTAGAGGCATACAGCATAACTTTAATTTCGGTCTTGATATGTTAGAAGATGGAGAGTGGGGAATATTTTTGAGTGATGATTATGTTGGCTCTAAAAAATTAGTAGGTGAAAAATTTATTGATTGCCCAATGTCGCACCCATTAGAAGAATTAAAAAATATTATTCCTAAAGCAGATGAAGCTGGTATTAAATTAATAGGATTGAGTTCAACAGGTAATCCATTCTACGCACAAAAAAAATATTCTAAATATGGTTTAGTAGATGGAAGATGTTTTGCTATTAAAAAAACTGATTTCAGATGGCATAAAGGTATAAGCACGGTAACAGATTATTATGTCACTGTATATCATCTTAAAAAATATGGAGGTAATTTAATTTTAAATCATACTTACATGGATTTTGAGAGATATAAACCGAAAGGTCTTGGTAGTGTAGAGGAACGTATACCTGATAAAATGCATGATATTGAATTAATGATGACATTATTTCCTGACAACATTGTAGTTAAAGACAAAGTTAATCAACCAAAAGGTAGCCATATCGTTATCAAAAGATGAAAACATTAGAATTTAAATCATTAGAATATCCTCATAAAATGGGGCAACGTTGCGCAGATTTAGAACCCAACATTTTAGAAGATACTTTATTTATAGAAGATGGTAAACCATTAGGATTTTATATTAAAGAGCCGCCGATTAAATTAAAACAATTATTAAATATTGCAAATGCAGAATTAAATTCACCAAATGTTCCTAAAGTTAAAATGGATAGAGGAACTAGAAAAATGAACGCTGCAAGAGGCATAGATGTAGTTCAACAATATAGTGCAACATTAGGTGCTTGTGTTCCTAGAGCACACATGAAAAGAGATTACGGCAGAACATCACAATTACATTCTGTTGCATCAGCCAGAACATTTATTAAAGCGATGTTAATGGCTTGTAAAGAGGGCGAGAAACTTTTAAAGGATATCATGCCTGAACAATATGAGTTACAAAAAAAATTGATAGAAGAAAACGTTCCAGAAAAATATAGATTAACAGATTTATTTTCTAGTTCTATTTCTAATTTTAATATTGCAGCTGCATATCATCAAGACAGAGGTAATTTAAAAGGTTGCGTTAATTTTATATTCAGTAAAAAAGAAAATGCGAGAGGAGGTCATTTGCACGTTCCTGAATATGATGCTGTGATAGATAACAAAGATTGTTCAATGTTAGTTTATCCTGCATATAAAAATATGCATGGGGTAACACCAATTATTCCGTTAGCAGAAAATGGTTACAGAAACAGTCTAGTGTTTTATGCAATAGACAATTTACAAAAATTTTTTTAGGAAGAAAAATGAAACCAGTAACAAATGGTTATTTATACGAATATAACAATGGCGATAAAAAAACAAGAGATGAAGCTGTAAAAGATATATTAAATTTTATAGGTAATGAAAAATATTCTATGAATCAAATCGCTAAAGGAATTGGGTTAAATTACACATCAACAACCTCTTTAGTAAGATGGGCAAAAAGAAATAACATTATGTATGGTATAAGACGTGGTCGCAAATATCATTTTGGTGTTGGTGTTATGGAAGAAGATGCTTGTTTATTAGCTGATATGTTTTACAATAAAGAAAAAATATTAAATAACTTTAAAATCATTAGCACAACAAAACGAAAAGTAGAAGACGCTCCAACAGATTCATACGAGCTTTCAAAATCAAGAAATATTACATACGGAACTCATGTTTTTAATACTGTTTATGATTGATGGAACTAGAACGTTTACAAGATATACTTGAAGACTGGGCAAAATGGATGCGTAAAGACGACACCAGAACAGGTTATCCTTACAAATCTGTTGGTCTTGCCTCCGGTGGTGAGTCTAGCCATGGTGCATTTGACGATATGTTAAAAGATATGGATTTAGATTTAGTTCATAAAGTCAATGCTATGATTAACTCATTAGATATACAAGAACAAAACGCAATATACGCAAGATACCTAAAATCAAAAAAACCTCTTTATTACGAATTAAAATTACAATACGCATTACAAAATCTCCTCAAATTAGCAGAAAAACGATTAATCACTTGACATAAAATGCTGTTTTTGATATAATCGCAGTCAGTGGTGGATAACCACGTCCAAAATTTTTATACATTCCCTGAGGTCAGCCATGCCGTTAAAAAAAGGTAAATCACAGAAAGTTATTTCTAGTAACATTAGAACTGAGATTAAATCTGGTCGCCCTCGTAAACAAGCAGTTGCAATAGCATTATCAAAAGCAGGTAAATCTAAAAAGAAAAGGAAATAATCATGCCAATGGTCGGAAATAAAAAATACAGCTACACAGCAAAAGGAATGAAAGCAGCAGAAAAAGCAGCAAAAAAAACTGGTAAGAAAATGAAAACTACAAAAGGCAAGAAAAAATAATGGCTAAAAGAGGGTTATATGCAAATATCCACGCAAAAAGGGAAAGAATCAAAGCTGGTTCAGGGGAAAAAATGCGTAAAGCAGGAGCAAAAGGAGCACCCTCAGCATCAGATTTCAAACAAGCAGCAAAAACAGCCAAGAAACCTAAGCGAACTACTAAAAAACGTAAGTGATTGTGTATGAGTGATAGCAGATTAAAACGAGCTGGCGTATCAGGTTATAACAAACCTAAACGCACACCAAA